AATAAAAAGATTAAAATTCCAGTCCCAAACAAAAGTATAATCTTAATTACTTAAGATAAGAAATGTCTACTATTTCTTTGAATAGCATTAAGACTTTTTCTTGTAAAATAAGTTCAAAATTTTATAATAAATTATAAAATAAAAAAAAAGAGAACTTATCCTGATTAGCATTCAAATTAATCGATTTTAATTTTTTTTTTCTTCTTTTTTTATTCGCCTTTTTTCTCGAATAAAAAGTTTAAATTCATCTTTTTCCAATTTATTTATTTGTAACTTTTTGAATATATAATCAGCTTGTTCTTTATTACCTAATTCGAATATTCCTTTAATTAAATAATACATAACAACGCCATCCGGATAATTAAGTAATTTAGCAATTTCGGATAAAGTATTTTTGATCCTTAATTTAAGAATCAATTGAGTTCTTTTATCTTTATTATCTTTAAAAAATTTAATTAAATTATCATTCATTTTTATAATAAAAATATATAAATTTATGTTTAATTATTTATTGTATTAAGTATAAAATAAATACTTAATTAAATATTGGTATTTAATTATATAAATCATATAATTATGATTCCAACTAATATAATTTATCATAAAAATGAAAAAATTTTTACATATATTTCTTTCATAGATATATGGAAAAAAGAAGAAGAGAAAAAAGAAATACAAATTTCTTTTGAACAATTTTGTAAAAAAAAAGAACATTATGTTTCTTTACAAGATTTATATAAAAAAAATTTTATAAGTCAAATAGAATTAATAAATATTAAAAAAAAATAGTAAATTCATTCATTATTTTTTTTTAATAATCAAATATCAATATTATTTTTTGATAATTTTTGTAATTTCAGAAGATATTTTGTTAGAATCAACTTCACTAACCATTATATATTCAATCGGAGCACCAAAATCATTTTGTATAGTATGAATACAACTTGTATCAAAATCATGCTTAATAATTTTTTTTTTATTATTTATACTATCTTGAGATAAACACATAAATGGAAAATCAGCACATAAGTATTTTGAATTTACATTACATGTTGTTTCTGTTTTAAATGCATCTTCATATTTATCAAGATACTTGTTAGTCATTTTCTATATAAATTACCATAGAAAATAATATAATAAAGATATTTATATCTTTTTATTCATTTTTATCAAACAAAAATTTATGATGAAATAATATTCTGAAAACTTTCATATTTTAGATTTAATATAATTATTGGAAAAAATGTTTAATAAAATCAAATATTGATATATTATTATTATGTCGCATTCTTTCTAATTCTTCCATTGCAGCATTATGTTTTAATAATAACTCATTTATTTTAATAGCAAGTAATATTTTAGTTTCGGCATCTTCATGATTTTGTGATGTAGCTTCACCTAATAATTGATTATTTTTTTCTTCATTTTGTTTATAGTCATTTATTATATTTCCCAATTCAAAATTTTTATACAAAATATCTTCCATTTTTTCAACATTTTGTTCATTTTCTAAACGTAAATTTTCATCTTTTTGAAAATTTTCTCTTTCTCGTTGTTTCATTTTCATTTTCATTAAATTAATATATGTTTGTTGTTTCACATAATTTTCTTGTAAAGAATCTAAATTTTTTTGTAATACATTATTTTTATCTTTTAAATTATCTATATGATATTTTTCTTTTCTTAATTTTATTAATAAATTTTTTGCTTGAAAAATTTTTATATTACATTGAATTGTAATTATTGATTGTCTATATTTTAGATATTGTTTGCGAACAATATACATTTTCCAAACACTTTGAATTATATTTGCACAATAATTTTTACAATTATCTATATATCTTTTCCTTTGTATTTTTCTTCTTACTCTTTTTTGTATAAATATTATTAATTTAATTGTATTTCTATAATTTTTTCTAACAATATATCCTCTGAATAATGATTGAATCTTAATAGAAGCTAAATTTCGTCTTATTTTCTTAACTCTTTGTCTTGCTAAATATCCTCTAACATATTTTTGAGAAATTATAACTAATTTTTTATAATTAATATACCAATTCCGAATCTTCCACCCCTTAAAAATTTTTTGAATAATTGTTGCAGACTTATTAAATAAAATTTTTCGTATTAATTCTATTTCCTCATAATCATCTTTTTTGAGAAAAATTTTAGTAATACCTACCTGATATTTTTCTATATCTATTTTCAAATCCCCATTCTTTAAAATAGATATTAATTGTTTATTATCAAAATCTACTTTATCAAATAACATATAATATTTATCATTAAAATCTTCATGAGTCATTCGTATTGGATATCCATATCTTGAAATTTTGATAGCTTCCAATACACCACTATATTTTAATTGATCAATAATTTGATTATTTTGAAAAGTATCTGGTTTATTTTTATCATTAGGTTTTAAACATCTAATATAATGTGGTATTGTTTGATTTATTGTCTGCAATAAATCTTTTAACTGATTTTGAAATTGTTTGGAAATACTTATTGAAGATAAAGTAGTTAAACTCAATAATAATTTTTTATCAAATGTTTTGAAAATATTGTTATTCGATTTAAATAAACATTTAACAGCACAACTATTCAATATATCCTTATTTTTTGAAACAAATCCATGAATATTATAAGTTACTTTACCAGGATAATGTTCTATTGTAAACAATTTATCAATTCTTTCCATATTAGTTATATTTAAACTATCTCTAGTTTCTGAATATTTACAAATCTTATCATATAAAGCATTATCATTACCATTCGGGAATAAACATTCTTCGTCAAATTTAGATAAAAGACCATGACTTTTTAATTCAAATAATTTTAAACATTCTTTATTATCAGGAAAATCAATAAAATCCCATTCAATTTGTTCCTCTTCATACAATTTTTGTTCATTTTTTAAAATATATTTATTAAATTGTTGCTGTAAACTTTCATTTGCATAATTAATACATATTTGCTCAAAATTATTTTTATAAAATACTTCAAATCCAAAAATATCTAATAATCCAATAAATTGTTTGTAATCTGTTTTAATAAAATTTTTATTAATTCTTTTTACAATCCAATTAAACAGATTTTCATAAATTACTTTTATCATTGTTGTAATTACATTATAAGATTCAATATCTTTTAAAGATTTAATGAAAGTTTCCTCATTAACTGTTATTTTCTTTTGAAGGAAACATCTTTTTAAATCAACATATTCAATCGAAAGTATTTCACTAACACATTTTAATGAAAAATTATCTATAATTTGATTATCTTTTATGACAATATTACCTAAATGTAAAATAGCAGATATAATTGAAAATATATTTTCAATATCTGTTTCAGTAAAATTCATGATATGAAAAGATTGTATTAATTCCTCATATTGTTCTTGATCATTAACACCATCTTCTCTCACATAACAATTACTATGATTTAAAATACTATAATCATCCATTTTTGTTAATTTATATTTTTGTTTATCTATATTACTCATACCTGATAAAATCAAATAAAATATGTGAAAATTTCTTTCCCCATTTTTTTGATTAATTAATCTAATCTTTTCCAATAAATAAGTTTCTATATTAGCACCAATTATTTTACTTTCATCATCAAAAAAAATCTTTATATACTTACCAAAACGACTTGAATTATCATTCATTAATGTTTTTGCATTTCCAAATGCTTCTAATATCGGATTAGATTCTAGAAGCTTCCTTTCCACAGTATTTTCATTTGTATCAAAATTTGAACTAACTTTTGATAAATATTTCATTATATAACGAGTTGAAAAAGTTTTTCCACTACCACTATTTCCACTAATTAAAACAGATTGATTTCCTTTGCATTGTCTTATATTATCATATACTTTACTAATTACTCCATATAAATGTGGATATTCAATTTGATTATTATTAAAATTTTTAATATTACTATCATCATATATCTCTAAATTTTTGAAAGGATTTATCGCTATTAAAATTGGTCCAGTATATGTATAAATTGTATTTTTTTTGTACCTACTTGATAAAGCATTTAACATAGATGGTTCATTCAAATGTTGAAGATTCATTAAATCATTAATATTATCATCATTTTGATTTTTTAATTTTATGTTGGAAAAATTATCAATAAGTTCTGTTTTTTTATTATGATCAAATTTTACCAAAACTTGTTCGTTAATTTTTGACATAATAATACCACTGAACCATAGATTTTCTTTTTTAATCCAAACTTTAGTATTTGATTCCATAAGTATATTATTATTTATATACATTTATATACAAAAAATTAATTAAACTTAATATAAATTTTATTAAATTTTTGTAACTATTAATTTATATATATATCAATCTTAAATTGAAGAACAATTCTAGTCTATATAGAAAAGCTATCAATTTCATTTATATATTTATAATTAAAAATGATTATTAATATCATTATATTAATAACATTTTAATAATAAAATGATTACTGATATTATTCTATTAAAAAAAATTAAAATATGGTTAAATTTGCCTATAAATTATAAAACTAAGAAAGAATTATCATCAAAATATGGAACTATTGTTGTAGCATGGGAAAATAATATTATGATAATATATTCAATATTTATTCATCCTGAATTTAGAAGTTGTGGCATTTTTTCTAATTTACTTGAACAACTTGAACAATTAAATATCAATATAAAATTGCAATCGATTTTGAATAAAAGATTATATGATTTTATGTTAAAAAGAGGAGGATGGAAAAAAATGAATACAGAATTAAGCATATTTTATGAAAATAAATAAAAATTGATTTTATTTATATTTAATTATATAAAAAATGGTATATTCAAGATTTAAAATTATTTTAGTTGGAGCAGAGGGAGTTGGTAAAACTACATATTTAACCCGTCTTCGAACTGGTGAATTTGAAAAAAAATATCTGGCTACGCTTGGTGTTGAAATACAACCATATAGTATAAATACTAATCATGGAAAAATTACATTTGATATCTGGGATTGTTCCGGTCAAGATATGTTTACGAATTTTCGTGAAAATTATTATTTAGGAGGAGATGCTGCTCTAATTATGGTTGATAATACATCTAAATCAAGTTTTAAATGTGTTCCAGATTATATAAAAAAACTAAGAGAAGTAAATCCAAATATACATATTGTTCTTTGTTCGAATAAATTTGATTGTAAACTATCTGATAATGAACTATCAGATAATGAACTATCAGATAATGAACTATCTGATAATGAACTATCTGATAATGAACTATCAGATGATGAATCAGACACAATGTTTTTAGCAAGGTTTTTAGCCAAATTTGCTAAAAAATTGAATATAGAACATGTATTACAAATTTCAGCAAAATCAAATTATAATTTTGAAAAACCATTTCTATATTTTTTAAGAAAATTAGTAAATGAAGATTGTAATTATGATTATGAAAAACCAATTGATTATGAAA